CTCTTGACAACTATAAGTTTTGGGAACCAGATACTGTTATTGTTGAAGCCAAGGCGAGTGGATTGCCTTTGACGCACGAGTTACGGAACATGGGCATACCTGTTGTTAATTTTACGCCGAGTCGTGGTAACGATAAGGTGAGTAGGGTACATAGTGTGTCGCCCTTGTTTGAAGCGGGTATGGTTTGGGCCCCCGACGAGACTTTTTCGGACGAGTTAATTGAAGAGGTCGCGGCTTTTCCTAATGGTGAGCATGACGATTTAGTAGATAGTATGACGCAGGCGCTTATGCGCTATAGGCAGGGTAACTTTGTACAACTGCCTACGGATGACTGGGAAGATGAGGAGAACCGTGTTAAAGTGAAAGCGTATTATTAACTTTTTTCAGGGAATTCCTGCTAATGAATAGTGCTTCTGTGAATCTTGGAGCGGGTGGATTTGTCTCCTACTTTGAGGATGGCGGCGCTACCGTCGTTTTAGACGGTGAAGGTCAGCTACCGCCCCCGATACGAGAAGAAGAATTTGACGAACGCGGCGTAGGAACCTTCTTTGCAGAACAGTTTACGCCTTTTGCGGACCCTCCTGAAGGCACTCGTTTTGAAGCGGGTGAAGAACGTGCGATACGGGATTCTGGTAATCCGGGGTCCGCGGACCGAGGCACGTATTATCCGGAAGGTGCTACTTTTTTTGAAGCTTTAGAACAAGGCTATGATTATCCGTTAGTTGAGGACCCTGTAGACGGTCCTAATCGTCATAGTCGTCCGTATGGTCGTGAAGATTTACCGACGCCGCAAGAACTGGCGGACACTCGGAGTCACATGTTGGGCAGTGCTTTGATGGCTGCGGACTACGGCCCAAAGACCGCGATGACGGTAGGAAATCTTGGAGAAGACATTGGCTTTTCTGATCGTCGTCATCGTGCTATGGATAAGCGGAATAACGCGGTAGGTATTTCCATCTTTAAACAAGCGGGTATGGACGCAACGCCTGCGCAGTTAGCGCAAATGGTTGATGCAAAAATATTTAAGCAGTTAGATGCAATTATAGGACGTTCTGCGGACAACCGCAGTTTCAAGAGTCCTGAGAAGGGTCCTGATCTTTATATACCCCGAGATCAGTACGGCTACTTCGTGTCAGATTATTAGGAGTCGCAATGGCAAACGGTAAAGCAAACGCGGGTTTGATGGACGTACCTTCTCAGCTAGACATGGACGATTTGGCGGCTGAAGTAGAGATAGAGTTGCCGGATAGTTCTGAAGTATTGGTGCCTGAATTGGACTCGGACAATATGAGTTCTATCGAGATTAGTGCCGAAGATGACGGCGGAGTTATCGTTGATTTTGATCCGCAAGACCAACGTGGTGCTAGTGAAGATTTTTATGCCAACTTGGCCGAAGAGATGCCTGACCGTGAGTTGTCTCGTATTTCAAGTGATTTGCTTGGTGAGTTTGATGCTAACAAGGCAAGTCGCCAAGAGTGGGAAGACGCCTATACCAATGGTTTGGAGCTTCTAGGTTTTACTTACGATGAGCGCACTCAACCTTTCCGAGGCGCCTCGGGTGTAACGCATCCGTTACTGGCGGAAGCTGCGACGCAGTTCCAAGCACAAGCGTTTAACGAGTTACTGCCTGCTTCGGGTCCTGTTCGTACTGTAGTTATGGGCAAGGAATCCACTTCCAAGAATCAGCAAGCTTCTCGTGTACGTCAGTTTATGAACTACTACATCACGAGTGTTATGGAAGAATACACACCTGACATGGATCAGATGTTGTTTTACCTCCCCTTGGCCGGTTCTACGTTTAAGAAAACGTATTTTGATGAAACGTTAGGTCGTGCGGTATCTAAATTTGTGCCTGCGGAGAACCTGATTGTTCCTTACGAAACGTCAGACCTCGAAACTTGTCCCAACATTACGCAAGTGGTGCGCATGTCGCTAAACGATTTGCGCAAAAGGCAGATTGGTGGCACGTATTTAGACGTTGAAGTTATCCCTGCACAGAAAGAAATGTCTGATTTAGACGGTGAAATGGACCGTATTGAAGGTCTGGAGCCTAATCAGATAGATTATGATTGCACCATTTTAGAATGCCACGTTGATTTAGACTTGGAGGGTTACGAAGAGCTTGATGACGAGGGCGAACCTACTGGAATCAAGGTTCCTTACGTTGTCACGTTGTCCGAGGACAATGGTCAGGTGCTGTCGATTCGTCGTAATTTCCAAGAAGATGACGAATTAAAAAGAAAGATACAATACTTTACACACTTTAAGTTTTTGCCGGGATTTGGTTTCTACGGTTTAGGCTTGATTCACACCATTGGTGGTTTGTCTCGAACAGCAACGTCGGCGCTTAGGCAGTTGATCGACGCCGGAACGCTGTCTAACTTACCTGCGGGGTTCAAGGCCCGCGGACTACGGATCAGGGACGATGACGATCCGTTGCAGCCCGGTGAGTTCAGAGATGTGGACGCACCCGGAGGGGCGATACGTGACAGTCTTATGCCTCTGCCCTTTAAAGGTCCTGACCAAACATTATTTAACCTACTTGGTTTTGTTGTAGAAGCCGGACAACGTTTTGCGACGATCACGGACCTCAAGGTTGGTGACGGTAATCAGCAAGCTGCGGTAGGTACAACCATCGCTATGATGGAGCAGGGTACTCGTGTAATGAGTGCGGTGCATAAGCGTTTGCACTACGCAATGCGGCAGGAGTTTAAGATTCTTGCGCGTGTTATGTCTGAAAGTTTGCCACAACAGTACCCTTATACGGTGCCGGGTGGTGATGAAACTATCATGCGCGAAGACTTTGATGACCGTGTAGATGTCGTTCCGGTAAGCAACCCTAACGTATTTAGTCAGGCGCAGCGTATTGTTATGGCGCAGACTAAGTTGCAGCTTGCTTCTCAAGCCCCTGAAATACACAATCTAACCGAAGTATATCGGGATATGTACGAGGCACTGGGTGTAACGGACGTTGACCGCATTATGAAGGCGGTCCCTGTTGATGAACCGGCTCCACTTGACCCTGCTCAAGAAAACATCAATGCTTTAGATATGCTAGAGCTACATGCTTTTGAAGGGCAAAACCATCAGGCGCACATTACGGCGCACTTGGTGTTTGGTGCGTCGCCCATGGTTGGTGGTATGCCCCCTATTGCTATTAGCTTGCAAAAGCATGTGATGGAACACGTACAGATTGCGGCTAAGGAACAAGCGGCTGTTGCGTATTTACAGCAGGTACAACAAAAAGGTGGTCAGCCTGCCACTGACGACGAGATGCTAGAAATAGAGAAGATGACTGCTCAGTTTGTAGCAGAAGGTTTGCAGCAGGTTAAACAGCTATCTGGCGAATTGTCTGGTGCCGGGGCCCCTGATCCGTTGGTTCAGCTTAAAGAGCAAGAGCTACAGATTAAGGCACAAGGCGATCAGGCCGATCAAGCGATTGACCAAGCCAAGGTTGAACTGGACGCACAGAATCAACAAATGCGTGGTTCGCAGTTTGACAGACGTTTGGCTTCACAAGAAGCACAAACACAGGCACGTATCCAATCTGCGATGGAGCGTGAATTGCTAAAGCAACGAGGAGATAACAATGAAAGGTAAAGTAAAAGTAAATGGTTCCGCACCAAAAGCGCCGCCAAAACCAGTCGAGTATGCACAGATTGATAAGCAGGGTCGTATTCCATACGGCAAGACTGCTGCTGCGCCCTATTCTGATAAGCGTATTGAAGAAGGCAAAGGTCCGGGTTCTAAGCTTACCGCTCGCGGCATGGGTGCTGCGAAACGTGGTGGTAGTTACATAGGTTGTTAAAAAGGGTTTCTAATGGTTGATTTTAGCCGGTTTATAAACATGGGCGACTCGGGTCAAAACCGGAGCGATGGCCGAGGCTCTCGTGGGCGTAACACGGTTTCATTACCTGAGATAACGCCTGCTCCAGAGGTTTATAAAAACCCGAAGCTTGATCCCGCTAGATTAGCCGAGCTACAACGCCGTTTTAACACGCCGATAGACATTCCACCTGCGCAGGATTTTGCGCCGCCGTCGTTACCGCCGATAGACATTCCACCTGCGCAGGATTTTGCGCCGCCGTCGTTACCGCCTGTTAAACAATTACCGCCCAATTTTGAATTACCGCCTGCACCTGCCCCTGCACCGGGCCCTGATCCGATTTTTGGTTTTCCTAAAATACCGTTTGATCCTGCACCAGTACCTGCACCTGCACCTGCACCTGCACCGGGCCCTGATCCGATTTTTGGTTTTCCTGAAATACCGTTTGATCCTGCACCAGTACCTGCGCCTGCACCAGTGCCTGCACCAGTGCCTGCACCAGTACCTGCACCAGTACCTGCACCAGTACCTGCACCAGTACCTGCACCAGTGCCTGCACCAGTGCCTGCACCAGTACCTGCGCCTGCGCCTGCGCCAGTACCTGCGCCAGTGCCTGCACCAGTACCTGCGCCTGCACCTGCGCCTGCACCGGCACCTGCACCAGAAATGCCGCCGATTAGATTTGAAGAACGGGAAGGTATTTTTACCGAGCCGGAAATATTTGCACCAGTACAGGAAGGTGTTGTTTC